CAAACCGTGAGGCCGGTAGTCTCGGCGTTAACCGGGACAGCGACTCCTTGAACCTCTGAACATGAAATTTCTTTTGAAGCGAGCTAGTCAATTCCCATTGCGCATAAGCTCAAATACGCAATAGTAGTCGGTTTCCCTGGAATTTAGTGGGGCTGCCACCGATCCTTCCTGGAACGTAAGCCTAAATAGGCCAGATCTTTATGCGTACATTCTGGTGCACTCAACGCTTAAGTCCGACATTTGACAGCGAGGAGGCCATATATGAGTACGCACGACGCACCGTAAGGTTGATAGTCTGTCACCAGACATACCCCTGGTGCATCACTTTTTCGAGATAAACATCCCTCGACACCGCATGTCTGGGCACGTAATCGAGCAATTTCTGAGCGTGCGCAACAAGCAGCGGAGCCCAAACATCCCACGCCTTGGGATCATGGAGTGATAACTCTTCCAAGACAAACTCGACAGAATCACACGTAATCTTGTCCATATACTTGGCATTCGCACACCAATAAGGCACAAAGACCACGGAATCGAGGTCCTGGGCACCCACCCAACCAACCTCGGAATCAAACCGCGAGGTGCGTTTAACAAAAGAAACGTCAGTAATCGGTCTCGTGGCAGGAACTTCACCTCCGAGCTTACGCTCATCAGTATATTCCATCCAATAGTATGAGAGACGCTCAGCAATAGTCTGTTGATTGAAAATGTCAGTAAAGTCATCACTAATGGTAAGTTTATTGTCATCACCCATAACGGTGGCGGCAACTTTTTCCCAAAAGTGTTCACGGGCTTGAATGCCCACGATATCAGTCCAAACAAGAACAAACAAAGTCAAGTTATAAAAGCAATTGATGATGGTAGTCGCAGGATGTCCACTAGGGAGAGCTTTGTTCCACTGATACACAGTATTTCGTGGTCCAAAATCACTCCCAAGATGACGAGAATTCCAAACTTCAAGCCACAGAACTTCCCTAACAAGCGAAAATTCATCATTGTACCAATCATTGATCTCACGCAAAAGGGCAATATGAATATTTGGCTGTTCGTGTGCGTCGAAGGCTTTATAATCGCCAGCAACACATTTAGAACCATGACTGAGATGATGTCGAACAAGAACACCCCACTCACTATAAGGATTGAGACCAACAGCCGTGCCATTCACAATACGAGTACGCGCCACCGCACTCGTAAAGGCACCAAAAAACATCCGGAACGCAATGACATAAGCCATGGGCGCCCCAGAAATTAATCGAGTTTTAGCTTCAAGGACTTTGGGTATTGGCCTGAGTTCGTCTTTAAGAAAATCAGTGTATATATGCCACTCACGAACACCATTCTTAGCATTCTCTATAATGCCTTCGACGCGTTCCTTGAGAGCAGAACACTCAGGAGAAGTGAACTCATATTCCTCACCATAACCAAAAAACTTCTTCTTGTTGCGGTAGCCTTCCACATTATAAGGATAACCAGGAGACTTACCACGGGGGATACCTCTGAAATTTTCGTCATACTTGTCACCGCGCACGGCTTCCTCGAAAGAATAAATCTTACGAGGATCCTGAGTCGTCGCAAGTTTGAATGGACGAAATGCAACAGAGGTAGCGGCACGCAGATTAGCCGTGGGAATAAAGCGCACCGATGTTTGGTAAGACTTGTAAGCTTCAACGAGCGGATACCTAGTCTCACCCTTGTATTGAACTGGCGTCAAAGCAGCCGGATACTTGGATAGGATGCCATACTGATTGTAGAGAGGCGTCTTCCTCAAACTACTCACATTGGCACAGGACCAGGGTTTGTCGACAACCATTACAGGGATGAATGATCCTTTAATGGGAGCGTCATAGCATTCAGTGCCAGAAGGCAAGCCAATATCGCTCTGACAAATAAAATTGCCTAAAAGAGGCAACTTTTCATGCAAATACTCACTAGTAACTATAGTGGCAAATCCTAATTCATTGGGCTTAGTCCCAGCAACATGAAATCCCAAAATTTGTTTGCAACCTAATGCACTATTGGAACACTCAAAAGCAAGCGCACCACAGTCATGTGAAACGGTTGGTATGGAATACCTCAAAGCCTGTACAATCTTGTACTCGCGATCGGCACCACCATTAGAATATTCCAGTCTTGAGAGGATCTCGCCTCTAGAAAATGAAGAACGTGGTTGTAATTTCATTATTCCTTCCGGACTATGATCGACTGTCTCCAAGCGCACTTGCAAACGCGGCAAGCCCTTAAGATCAGTCTCAGAAATGAAAAACTTAAGGATGTCTTGATGCATACGCACGCCTTGGAAACGCACGAGCATCAAATCACGTGTTCGGTCTTCATACCTCTTGAAATTCAAGAAGTCACAGACACGAACTTGTTCTACCAACATCTCAGGTTGTCCAGTGCATCTAAACAACATAAAGGCTTCTGGTGAAATTTTGCCCTTAGACACATAAGAATTAAGGAGGTCCAAATAATGCAAAGGCATAATGGCAATTTCAGCAACAACGAAAGTGATGATGCCTACTTGATACCAATCCTCACCACCACCATTAACGGTAGTGAAAAAAGTACTTTTACCACAAGCATGAACCACTCCTTGGTCGACACTCTGAGAAACTATAATCTGTCTTTGCTCAGGGCCCTTCTTAGAGACAGTCTGAGCTCTTTCACGCACGTTGGATTGTGAGTCCACGTGCTCTTCAAACCTAGCAATAGCTTTAAGGAATAGGTTAGTAGTTAAAATGCGTGGAGCATCGGGATCATCAGGATCCTCCTCCAGATCTTCAGAACTAACAAAATCGGCAAGCCTCAACAACAATTGTCTCTTGGCTTCACTAATTTGTTTCATACCCTTAAAGGTCTGGTTAGGGATGGGTTTATCCTGCTTCTTGTCAAAGAAACCGGAAATATAACTCAATGCACCACGCAAGGCGATAACTGCGAGCGTGACACAGGCTCCACCAAGCAACCACTTGCTAACACTAGAATGCAAGCAAAAGTCACGAAACTTCGCAACAATTTCCCCCATACGCTGCTGTTCACTCCTGAACTTTTCGCGTTCCAAGAGCAACTGAACGTTTGGAAAAACGGGTCGTTGTGTATAAGAGT